AAAGCTCATGTACGATACTGCACACAAGTACAAGATCAAGTACATTCTCAATGGTCATGACTTCAGAACTGAGGGATCAACACCAGCATCATGGACCTACATGGATGCCAAATACATCAGATCAGTTTACAAGGCATATACACAAGCGGAACTAACTAATTATCCACTATTCACATTCAAGGATCAACTGTACTATGCACTGAAGGGTATCAAGAATGTTAGGCCATTCCACTATGGATTTGATAGAGAGACAATGGAGGCTGAAATGAAACGACTGATCCAATGGCAAGAGTATGGTGGCAAGCATTGTGAGAATGTTTACACTGAGTTTGTAGGGAGCTTTCTACTGCCGAATAAATTTGGCATTGACAAGAGAATAGTATACCTTTCTGCACAAGTCAGATCAGGCAGATTGACAAAGCAACAAGCTAGAGAGCTGTTCGATGTCAAGCCTGAGTTTGATATGACTAAGCTAGGGGAATACGAATCCAAAATAAATGCACTGATTAACCTTCGCAAAGGTGACAGATCCAAATATGAGAAGTACAACTTCAAAGCCTATAGGCCACTGATATGGATCCTGGCAAAAATGAAGGTGGTGCCGTATACATTTTACACTAAATATTGCAAGTGATGCCAATACCTAAACCAAGACCAGCAGAGTCAGAGAATGAATTCATAACTAGATGCATGGCTGATGAGAAGATGACACAAGAATATCCATCTACTCAACGCTATCCAGTATGTAAGTCATCATGGCAAAGAGCAAAGCAAGAATTTCAAGATAGCTATAATGACTATCCTGATGCTGTAGTCAACAATGCTAGACGAGGGATAGAGCTGAATGAAAAGCAAGGCAATAGATGTGCAACACAAGTAGGAAAGGTCAGAGCACAGCAGCTCAGCAATAGAGAAAAGCTATCCATTGACACAATCAAAAGAATGATAAGCTATCTATCAAGAGCTGAGACTTACTATGAAAATGGTACACCTGAAGATTGTGGATACATCTCCTACCTTCTGTGGGGTGGCAAGGCAGCAAAAACATGGGCAGAATCTAAAATTAATGAACTGAAATAATGGCATACTCAGATGAATTCATAAAACACCTTGAGGAACTAGCACATATCTATATCGAAGAGTGCATGTCCCATAAGAAAGAAATGATATCCAATAAAGGAGAGATTGTCCTGGTACTAGATAGGCATATACCTACTATAGATTACTTCCTTAGAATATGGATTCCTATTGTGAGGAAAGAAAAGAGTATTGTAAGAGAGACTTATTACACTTGGTTGAATTCTGATGACAAACTCAAATCTGACACTATTAAAAAAATAGATGAGCTTTTTAAAGGCTTAGCTGTTGATATTGTAGGCAATGAGGGCAAAGGAATCTTCTACGCAAAGAACAGATTAGGCATGCATGATCGCCAGCAAGTTGAGACTAGAAATGTTGATAACTTTGACTTTGATGAATGAGTACAATCAAAGGTTACAAACCTCATCCTAATCAGAGGCACATCCACAATGCTATCAATCAAGGCAGCGAGAAATACTATGCTCTGAATATTGGTAGGCAGTTTGGCAAGACCTTACTAGGAATCAATCAGCTTCTGTACTGGGCCATCAATCATCCAGGCTCACAGATTGCTTGGGTGACACCAGTATACAAACAAGGTAAGAAAGTATTTGCAGAGCTTGAAAGAGCAGTTAAAAACAGCGGACTATTTGAATTCAACAAGTCAGATCTCAAGGTGACTGGGTTTGGATCATCAATAGAATTCTTTAGTGGTGAACGGCCCGATAATATCAGAGGGAATACCTTTCACTTCATGGTAGTGGATGAGATGGCCTTCACAAGACCTGAGCTGTGGAATGAGGTGCTATCTGCAACTGTCATGGTCAAGGGCAAGAAAGTGATATTCATCTCAACACCAAAGGGAAAGAATCATTTCCACACCTTGTGTATGCAGCCTAACTATGATGACAGATACAAGTACATTCACTTCACATCCTATGACAATCCTATGATTGCACCACAAGAGCTGGAGGAGAGAAAGCGGTCATTGCCTGATCATATCTTTCGCCAGGAATACATGGCTGAATTCATTGACAACGCATCCGGACTATTCAAGAACGTGAGGCAGTCAGCTGGAACATGGGAGAAAGGTGGCAAGTGCTATGCTGGGCTAGACATAGGTAGGGCAGATGATTACACAGTGCTGACAATACTGAATGAGAGAGGTCAGATGGTCTATGTGGGTAGGTGGCGCCATGATGAGTGGTCCAAGATCATTGACAAGGTAGCAGACATCATCAAGCAATATCAAGCAGTCACATTGATAGAGGTCAACAATCAGGGGGATATCTTCTTTGAGATGCTGTCATCAAGGCTGCGTAATCTAGTCAATCCCTTCACAACTACCAGCAAAACCAAGCCTATCATCATTGAGGATCTAGCACTGGCCTTTGAGCAGTCAGAGATCAAGATAATAGAGGAGCAATGGCTGATAGATGAGCTTGAGAATTTTACTTATATTTACAATCCGAATACCAGGTCAGTACAATACTCTGCACCAAGTGGACTGCATGATGATGGGGTGATCTCACTGGCACTGGCATGGCATAGTAAAAAGAACTACAGTAAGAGAGGGCAATACAAAATATTAAGAGCATGAAAACCATTGATGTAAACTATCCACAGACAATCCAAGAGTGTAGGCCTGATCAGCTCACTAAGTGGCTCATGCTGGCACCATTCATCCAGCAGACAGATAAGTCACTGATCAACATGCTTGACTTTCAGTCACAGCTTGTCAGCATATTCACTGGACTGCCAATAAACAAGGTCAGAAAGATTCACATTGATGACATCATGAATGCCAGTAGTGTACTTCTGAATATGCTATCACAATACAGCACTAAGGAGCCATCTGAATTCATTGAGATAGAAGGCAAGAGATACAGATTTGAAAAGGACTTTAGTGCTATAGAGACTGGTCAGATCATTGACATGAAGCTCATTGAGGATGTCAGCTCAACACCATGTGAGGCATTGGCTATCTGTTACATTGAGGAGGGCATGGAATACTGCCAAGAGGATGAGAGGGGCAAGGTCATCAATCCCAATAAGAAGAGGGAAGAGATATTTAAGAGGGCCTTCCCTGGTGATGAATTTCTGAATTTCTTCGCTTTTTTTTTGCGAGAATCAGAGAGGCGGAGTCTCGCTATCTTGGGAATACAGACAGCGAGGCTGATGAATCAGAATCAGACAATGCATCAGAAACTCTTAGAGACAGCGAATGGTTTACGTGGACAAGAATCCTCCTCAAGCTGGCGCAAGAGCTTGGCAAAGATGTGGACACTATCACGCGTCAGCCATACATAAAGACATTGTTTTGGCTGAACTTCTTTAAGCTGAAAGCGGAACAAGATTACATATTACAAAGACATGGCTGATCTAGACTTTTTAGGAGAATTCGGACTATCACAAAGTGATATAGCTCAGCCTAGCAATGTCTATCAAGCCTTCATACTTGAGCTAAGTAATAAGCTAACAGATAACTTTAGAGATTACATTTTCAACAATGTTAACAATACTGGAGGACTAGCAGCTGCAACTATAGCTTTTGTAACTGGTCCTTTGACAATCACTGTTGAATCAGACGAATACTACAAGTTCCAAGATGAGGGTGTCAATCCAGTAGGACAGAATAAATTCCAAACACCTTACAGCTTTAAGTATCCTAATGTTTCAAAGAATCATGCTAAGGCAATACAGCAATGGAAAGGATATGATCTGAGTCATGCCTATGCATCAGCATCAGCTACCAAGAATAAGTATGGTATCAAGCCTCGCAATATCACATCCAATGTCATGAGCAATGAGGTCCTTGATAAGATAGCAAATGATCTAGCTGCTGTCACTGGGTTGATGTTTGAAATATCATTCACAAAAAATACAAGAACATGGCAATAACGATAATAGATGAGCCAATGGCATTTTGGCCTATCTGCAATAATGTAGAATGGACCTTTGAATCAGACAATACTGGACAAGCTAACTTCTCATTCATTGTTGAGGTGTATATCAATGGCGGCCTTAATTCTACTCATCAAGTATTCCCTGAGAATGGAGATGCTGGCAAGTTCAACATCTCAGCACTTGGTAGGGCGGTCTTGAATAATAACTATCCTGATCAAGCTACTTTAGGGCAAGAGCTGCTAACTGACTATGGATGGTACATCATTGTTTATGAAAGATATGGCACACCAGCTGAGGTGCAAATGGGATCTGCTGAAACTAGCAGCACATTCAGATTCTTGAATGGATCATTCAGATATGAGAATGCTACTACTGGAGGATGGGACTTTCAAGATTATGACCTTGATACTGGTGGCAAAGGTGACTTATTTTTAACTGACTTTCCTAGAAATAGAAAGGATCTAGTATCTTATTCAGAGGCAAAGTATCTATCAATCATCAATAGTGGATCTGATAACTGCACTGGATATGTGAGTCTATACAATATCAGTGGTACCTTGATCACATCAGCTACATGGACTGGAGCACTTGCAACTGGTCTTATGATACCTTTGGTTAGTGTGGGGCCGTCTGTATTGGTAGGTGGCACATCATTGGTACAAGCTGACTTTGATAACTGCTACTACTACACTATCCAATTAAAGCAAACTGCTGATGCCTCAAAGGATTCAGAGATTTACAGAATATATTACGATCAGTCATGCAGTGCCTATTCAAGACGTAGATTGATTTGGCTAAATAAATATGGTGCATGGGATAGTTTTACTTTCACTTTGTTATCTGAGGATAGCTCTGATGTGACATCAAATAGATACAGCAAAAGAACTGGCAGATGGGTAGGTAGCAGCTATGAATATGACTTGAGTGATGGTCATCAGATGACTGTGAGTAAAAGTGTGCAAGACAAGCTCATTCTGAATTCAGACTGGATTCATGAGGAGGTGCAGCAATGGCTAGTGAGGGATCTGTATGAATCTCCAAGAGTATATCTACAGAATGATTTTGGCCTTGATATATTTGAGCCAGTGAACGTCACCAATGCTAACTATCTACTTAAGCAGAGACGGAAAGCTGGACTCATTCAGGAGCAAGTACAGATAGATAGAACATACACCTACATTTCACAATTAGGATAGATGGAGCTATACATCAATGATATACGAGTTGACCTTGATGAAAGGCTGCCATTCCCATTGACATACAACATCAGTGATGTCAGAGATTTGTCTAGTAGGAAAGGGAATAATTCCAAGACTATCACTTTGCCTGGTACCAAGATAAACACATATCTGATGTATCAAGTATTTAGCTTGACAGCAGCAGAGCCAGTGCTAGATACTCAAAGCGCATTCCTTAACTTTGATCCGTCAGTCAAGGCCACAGCTAGATACTATGATCAAGGTCTATTGCAGTTCAATGGTATATGTCAGCTGACTGAGTGCAGCTGGATGAATGGCATGTGGAGATTTTCTATCATCATGATCTCAGAAACTATTGACTACATTGGACTGCTATCCAAGATCAGAATCAATGAGCTGTCATGGTCCGAATATACACATACACTAATCAAGGCCAATCAAGAGAATTCATGGGCTGGAACTATCCAGGTGAATGGTGTACCAACAAGCAACAAGACTGGAGCCAACTGGGATGGACTAGGGTACTACTATGGACTGATTGACTATGGATATGATAGGCCAGCTGTGGATGCCTTTGGTGTGGAGCATATTCCGCCACAAGTATTTTGCTATGACATCCTGAAGAGGGCATTTGATTACTGCGGCATCAGCTGGTCATCAGCCTTCCTTGAGAGTCAGACATTCAAGAGAATGCTCATGGCCTTTGAAGGTGGATCATTGCCAACAATCACAGCAGCTGATTCACTTGCCTTGTCAGCCTATACTACAGAGGATAATGGCACCAGTGGTCACATTATCAATGCTGACATTTCATTATCTAGTGGATGGAATCTAGTATTTGGTGGCAATAGAAGAGCTGACTTACAGAATACAGTGACTACAGATGCGTATAATGCTACAGTGACATCTGATCCAGCTGGACAGATTGAGAATGCTGCTACATTCATGCGCTTTGTATCGGCTACTGAGGGCATCATGAGAATCAACTATGTTGGTGATCATGACTTGAATCTTGACTTTACAATCACTGGAGCCAATCTTGTGGATACATGGATCAGGTTCAAGCTGGTACTGAAGATATACAAGAATGGATTTGTGATATCTCAAGATGATGTGTACCAGGGATTCTTTGACAATGGTACTGGTGACTATTCAGCTACTATCAGCTTTGACTATAGCAGAGATGTATTTGTGACCTTCAATGATGAGCTCAAATTTGTTCTAGTGTGGAATGTTTATGATTCATCTGTTGAGGCTGATGACATTCCTACGGCCTTCTCATTGAATACTAACATCACAAGCAACACAGCGGATCTCAATATCGTATTATCTGAGCAATCACTTGAGCCAGGAGGAACTATCTTGATTGATAACTTTCTGCCAACAATGGATTGTGCCACATTCTTTAAGGGAATTACTACGGCATACAATCTATATGTCAAGCCTAATGTAAATGACAACACTATCCTTGAGATTGAGCCAATGGATGACTTCTATAACTCATCAGCTGATGCCTTGAACTGGACTCATCTAGTTGACTATAGCAGAGATTACAAGGTGACACCTACAATCAACTTTGCGAGCAACACATACAACTTTGTATTTGAGCAAGATGATGACTATTACAACTTTTATTATGCACAAGATGTCAGAAAGCAGTATGGTGCCTTCAGCTTAGATTCACAGAATCAATTCGCTAAGAATACAACTGAATTCAAGCTGCCATTCTCACAGAAGCTGCTGGTGAATATTCCAGTAGATGAGAGTACCTTCACCAATATCATTGTGCCAAGATCATTCCAAGTCAAGACTGAGCAAGATGGCACATCAGCTATAGCTATCAAGAAGGGGAAACCATTCCTTGTGCAGCTAGGACCAATGACTTCAGCTACATGGGAATACATTGATGAGGATGGTATTGCCACCACCGAGGGATCATATCCCTATGTGGGCCATCTCAATAGCTTAACATCACCTACTTTTGACTTCAATTTTGGGGTGCCTGAATATGTCTTCTATCAAGATGCGGCCTACACTACCAATAACTTATTCCATTATCATGAGAGATACATCAAGGAGGTGATATCTAGGTTTGGTAAGTTATTAACATGCTACATCAAGATAGATAACAGCATGATCAACATGCTTAACTTTAAGGAACTGATCAACATTGATGGTGTAATCTATAGACTTCAGAAGGTATCAGACTTCGATAGTGGAAAGGATAACACTACATTAGTGGAACTGATTCGCATAATAGAAGGAGAGAGTATCCAAACTTTTGACATAGAGATACCTTATCTCCCTGATAAAACTAACTTCAGAGAGACAGAAGGCAAGTTTACAGCTGGAGCTCAGACAAGAATAACGGAAGATAATTTAACTAGAATAACAGAATAGATATGGCAGTTTGGGAAGAAATACTGGTGGCAAGCCAGGGAACATTGATAGTGAATGACACTACAGAAAAGACAATAGTTTATGATGCAATCTTTGTCCTTGAGGACACTATCTTTGCAAGCATCAAGGTAGGTGGTGTTGACATCAAAGCTGAGTTAATAACTACACCTGGTACAGCTGTGAAAGCTGGAGCAATGATCAGATGTACTGGAGCTCGCAAATTTTCAGCTATTGACTTGACATCAGGATCTGTAGCTTTAATCTTGTAAGATGTACGGATACGGATTCACAATGATGTTCAATAGTGCAACTGCTGCCATTAAGGCTGTGGCTGATGCGCTATTCAACAGACTATCTGAGGATGGTATCAACAGAATGACAGAAGATAACATACAACGAATAACAGAATAAGATATGGGAGTAAAGATATCAGGCTTAACGGCCAAAGGGGCAACACTAGCAACAACAGATTTAATTGAGATATCTCAGTCAGCTGGAGGTGGTTTATATACATCACGCAGTGTAACTGGTGCGAACATCAAAGCATTAGCTCAGACTGGTCTGCCTACTGAGATCCAGGTGGCTGCATCAGATGAAACTACAGCACTGACAACTGGTACTGCAAAAGTTACTTTCAGAATGCCTTATGCAATGACAGTGACTGCTGTTCGTGCTTCACTATCTACTGCTCAAGCATCAGGTAGTATCTTCACTGTTGACATCAATGAAGGTGGCACAACTATACTAAGTACAAAGCTAACTATAGACAACACTGAAAAGACATCTACAACAGCTGCAACTGCTCCAGTGATATCTGACACTGCACTAGCAGATGATGCTGAGATAACTATTGACATTGACCAAATTGGTGATGGAACTGCGAAAGGTTTGAAAGTTACTATCATAGGAACAAGAGCATGATAATCAATCCATATTTAGTGCAGCCAAGTGGGCCATCATACGGCACACTAACTACTGCGTGGATAGCTGCTACGGGAGAAACGGACTTAACTATTTTAGGTGCGTTGAATACACTTGAGACAGACTTAACTACCTATGGACTTACTTCTAAGATGAAGGCTTTGTATCCTATGGTAGGTGGCACTGCGGGTAAGCATTCATATAACTTTATGAATACTGCTGCCTATCAAATCACATTTAATGGTGGATGGACTCATAGCAGCACAGGTGCCTTGCCAAGTATAACAAATGCGTATGGCGACACGGGATTTAATGCATCTTCAAATATGACTTTGAATTCAGGGCACATATCTTATTATTCAAGGAATCAAGGTAGTTTAGAAAGAATTGATTTTGGAGTAAGAGAATCAACTAAAATATTTGCACTATATATTTATAATTCATCAACTCAAGTAATGTTTGATGGATATGACTACTCTTCACATAGAATATTTGGAAATGATACTACAGGTGTAGGACATTTTGTAGCAAATATAGCATCTTCAACAAGCCAAAAAATATTTAGAAATGGCACTTCATTAGTAACCAATACAACAGCTCAAACTCTAACACTTCCTAATTATAAATTTTATTTAAATGCGAGGAATGATTCTGGAACAGCAGTACAATTTGGTAATAGAGAATGTGCATTTGCTACTATAGGTGATGGATTAACTGATACTCAAGCAGCTAACTTCTACACTGCGGTACAAGCGTTTCAAACTACATTATCAAGACAAGTATAATGAAACTAATAGACATAACACAAGCAGAATATCCTAACTATGTAGGACTGCTTACAGAGGTACAGAAAGATGAATTAGTAGGTCAGCAATACACTGATGATAGCTACTTCAATCCTATTCAAGATGCGGATGATAATTGGATAATCTCAACTGAGGAGATGAACTTCTGCACAAACGTAGATTTTCTATGGGTTAAGGACTTGGATTTAATACCTTACAATCCTAAACCTACACCACCATTCCCTCCAGGGGAATAAAATAAAATATTAACTTTATAAAGGCTGGGCAACTAGCCTTTTTTTGAATATAGACATGGCAAATAAGGAAGCAGTATTTTCACTACGGGTTGACACTGGCAACAGTGTACAAGATGTACAATCATTTGACAAGGCAGTCAACAATCTGAATAAGGATCTGCAAGCAACACAGAAAACTGCTGCATCAGATGCTGGCACAGATGCCTTTGCTGAGAAACTAGCAGAACTTAATGCAAGGGTTGAAGCTGGAGGATTGAGCTTGAGAGAGATGACTCAAGTCATGAAGCAATATCAGACTATAGCAGCTCAAGCTGGTGTTGAGTCACCGGTGGGTGCAGATGCCATCCGTAATGCTGCTGCATTGAAAGATGAGATTGGTGATCTAAAGGCTGCAACAACAGCACTATCATCAGACTTCGTGGGCCTTGATACAACACTAGCTGGAATAGAAACTGGAGCAGCTGTATTTGGAGGCTTTCAGTCAGCCATTGCATTGACTGGTGTAGAGTCTGAGCAATTGGTGCAGACAATGGTGAAGCTGCAAGCTGTGCAAGGTGTGGTGAATGCCGTTTCAACTGTTGCCAACAACTTGAATAAAGAGGCTATTCTAGGAATCCAGCTCAGAAATGTAGCGCAGAAAATTCAGAATGCATTCATAGTTGAGAATACAGCAGTGACTACTGGTAATGCTGTGGCCACTACAGCCATGAGCACAGCACAGAAAGCTGCTGCTGTTGCTACCAATTTGGGAACATTGGCCATGAAAGCATTGAATGCTGTGATGAAAGCCAATCCAATATTCTTGATCATTGCTGCACTAGCTGCTATAGCTGGAGCCTTTATTGCATTTGGTGATAATAGTGCTGAAGCTGCTGAGTCAAATGAGAAATTCAATAAGAGCCTTGAGAATGGCCGTAAAGCTCTTGATGATTCATTCAGTGCATTGCAGAAATATACTAGCAACAGAATAGCTTTGATGAAGGCTGCTGGTGCAACTGATGAAGAGATCACCAAGGCTGAGATCAAGAATCTTGAGATACTAGCGAAGGCTCGCCAAGATGCAAGAGTAAAAGAGCAGTATGCATTCCAGAACTTACAGAAGAGATATCAGCAGATGCTGGATCAAGGGAATGAGGATGAAGCTGCCAAGATCAGAGAGCAATTGACTGCATCAAGAGAAAGATATGTCAAGCTGGGCCAACAAGCCAAAGACTACTATGCAGATATCAAGCAGCAGAGAGCAATTGATGCAGCTGAGAATGTTAAGAAGGTACAAGATAACGCTAAGAAGGTAGCTGAGAATGCTGAGAAAGTACAGAAGGACCAAGCTGATAAGGCAAAGGCTGCTGCTGATAAGGCAAGAGAGCAAAGAAAGCAAGATTTAGCTAAGATAAAAGAGGTTGAGGATGCCTTCAATCTATCAATGCTTTCCAATAAGGAGCAAGAAATTGCAGCAGAACAGAAGAAATTTAACGAGGTTATAGCACTAGCAGTCAAAAACAATCAAGATACTACTACATTAAGGCTGGCTTTGAAAAATTCCTTGAATGATATTGAGGCTAAGTATCAACAGATAGAGATTGATCTGGCTGAAAAGACAGCGAAAGAAAAAAGAGATCTTGATATAGCTGAATTCAACAGAAAAGAAGCTCTCAGAAGAGAAGAGATTGCAACAGAAGAGGCTTTCTTTGATGAATATAATGCGGCTTTATTGACTGCTCAACAGACAGAAGAGCAAGCAGTCACAGATAAATACTTTAAGCTGATTGAGGGTGCCAAACAATATGGCCTTGATATCACTAAGCTAGAAGAGCAACAGCAACAAGAGATCAGTAAGATTCAGGACAAATACAATGCTGAAAGACTTCAAAAACAGCTGGATAATGCTCAGTTTATCTTTGACCAATTCAGTGCGTTAAATGATGCCTTTAGCTCATTAGAAGATGCAAGGATGCAGAACATGCAAACAAGAGCAAATGATGAGCTGTCTGCATTGGATGCCAAGCACAAGAAAGAGCTGGAAGGTCAGAACTTGACAGCTGAACAAAAGAAAGCAATTGATGACAACTATGCAGCTGCAAAGTATCAGATTGAGCTTAAGAATTTCAATGCACTTGAGGCTATTAAAAAGAAACAATTTGAACGTGATAAGATTCTGAGAATAGGTCAAGCAGCTATAGATACTGCATCAGCTATTGTCAAGGGGATTGCTCAGTTTGGTCCTCCTCCATCACCAGCTGGTATTGCTGCCATAGCATCAGCTGCCTTGATTGGTGCTACACAAATAGCTGCCATTGCTGCAACAAAATATCAATCAGGAACTGCGCCAACATTTGACACTAGCGGAGGTGTATCTGCCGGAGCTTCAGCCAATGAATTAGGTGGTGCCAATGCTAACACAAATACACAGCAGACTGATCTTACTGCATTGGCTGCACAGCAATCAGCTGGAATCAATCAAGTGTATGTCTTAGAGTCTGACATCACTGGCACACAGAATAATGTGGCTATTCAGAACAAGCTCAGTGTGTGGTAAGAAATTTAACTTGTGCGTTCCCTCTCATCCACTGATCTGAGCATGAGAATGAGCCATAGAGGTCCAGCAATTGTTGGGCCTTTTTTGTGTCACTGCCTAGCTTGAGATTTTGTCCAGGTGAATGTGGTACCTGGTAGTAATTAAGATAGAGTGATTTCACAAAGTGATTGTGGCCATCCCAAGATATTGAGTCAAACAATTCAATCAGCTTCTGACTATCCATCATAACTGGCTGATGACATTCAAAGTTTATTGTGGTGCATCCCATTTCTTTGAGCACATCCATAGTATTTTGACAAGCCTCCTGATATGTGGGTGCATGAAGATCATTGATCATCAGATTGCCATTTGATAGCACTGTATCCTCATTGAACTTTGGACCAATAAAGAAATCATCATTCATGTATAGGAACTTGCCGCCAATGTGCCTGGCAAATGTCAACAGCTTGTGAGTGACGTCACATCCTCTGACAGATGACCTTGCATCAGGTATTAGATTATTATATCCTCTGACATGATCACCAATGATGTAGA